CTCATCAGGTTCTTTAGTAACTTTAGGTTATGTTGATACTGCAACTGGTGTAACATCTGTAGCAGTTGCGAACACTAAAAACACTGGCAACTTCGTCAGAACAACTGGCAACGCACAAACATTGTTTGAAAATCTACCAGTTACATTTGACGCTAACTTAGGTGGTCTAGTTACAGGAACTACTTATTTCGTATTGTCAATTGCTAACACATCTGCATTTACTGTTTCTACAACAGTTGGTGGTGCAGAAGTTGACTTGTCAGATGCAACAGGTACACCTAATGCACTACAAGATACAACACTTTTAGTTGCTAACGCATCTGCTAATTTGTCCGGTGCATCATATGTATATGCAACTCCAGAAGCAGGTTTCATTGTTCGTCAGAAGGGCAAGCAGAAATATCTTGTTAAGGGAACATCATCAGGTCTAACTGGTGCTTGCTATACTGCTAACGTTGCTAATACTGCAATGCTACCAAACACAATGACAATTACTGCAACTTATGCAAACACATCAACTGTACTAGTACAGTCATTAAGCGACCATACTGCTGAATTGTTTACTGCTGATTCAGGCGTAACTGCAACTGAGACTGACAATATTAACAATGCAAGCCCTGCATTCTCAACATTCAACACCGCATATGCCGCAAACACATACGGTGGTCAGCCTTACCCAATCGTTACAATCGGCGGAGCATAATAGATGGCACTCTCTGTTCAACAGCAAAAACAAACTGAGACAGAGATTGCAGTCCTTCAAGTCCAGTACAAAAATCTAGATGAAAAATTCGATGATTTAAAAACTGGACTGAAGGATCTCCGTGACCATATTGATAGCCATATGGAAACAACTCATAATATGATTAAAGATTTTCAAACAGAAAATAAAAAACAGCATGATGAGGTTAACAAAAAAGTTAATGCACTAGAAAAATGGCGCTGGATGCTTATGGGAGCGGGAATATTAGCCGGGGCGCTTGGGTGGCCTGCGTTAAGTTCGCTGTTAGGAATATAATAATAGGGGCTACGGCCCCTATTATTTTATCAACGATTTTAATTTTTCAATAACAATATCAATATTCACAGTAGAGAACAAGCCGGGATGTAATGGTTTCGGATAATGATCTTTCTCTACCCACGCATAGCCTACATGTTCATTGTTGAGAATGGGGATAAACTCATTATCTATTTGGCAAAAAAATGTATGATATGTAAATCCACCGTTACTGAATTTTTGTATAGGTATTAGTTTGATATCAGGGTTAGAAAAACCCATCTCTTCAAGGCACTCACGCTCAATGCCTTCTAATAATGTTTCATCTTTTTCAATGCCGCCACCTGGAATACTCCAAGTTGGACTTTGTTTATCTGATCTTAATAGATAAAGGAATCGATTAGTTGAAGAACTATAAAAGAATACACCGGCGGCCTGCTTTGTCATGTTAAATTACAATACTATAGTCGCCTTGATCATACCAACCTTCATATGATTTCATCCACATGTCATTAGTATATCTATATTGAATATTAGTTGTCAAGTTAGTTACGAATTCAACATCAGTTGCGGCTTGAGAGTTGAACGATACTACCCATTCACTACCGTTATATTCGATAATGTCATTTGCATTTGCAACCAAATCGCCCCATGCTATTGTACTAGACCCGTCACTACCGATGTTTTCTACAATCAAATAACGTCTTCCGGCAACTGGCCCGGGAAGTCCTGCATTAGGACCTGTTAATAATGGATTAACTACGCTGTCAACTGGGTCTAAAGTATTTTGTGGCAGTGTGTCCGGGTCAATATCATAGATTAAGAATCTATCATCTAGCGGGTCAGGAACAATTGTACCTACAATGTCATCATCCATATATGGATTTTGTAACCAAATCTGACTAATACCTGGCTTTACTTTACCATAAACGTTTAACAAACTTGTCCAATACAAACTAGTATTAGGTTCAGTTGGATTACTCAAATCTGTATTAGGAGGATAAAATGCTTCATTGTTTGGCAATAACTGTAATCTGTTGCCGATCAATAATAACTTATATCCATATGGAGTAATCTTTTGTCGAGTACCTAACAACAAGTCATCATCTTGTACATCTTGATATGCTTTGCCTTTGTAGATACTTGCAATAATTTTTTGAATAACACCCATCTTCTTCAACTTACTTGCAGTTGTAATCCAAATGGGCATATAGAACTTCCAAGTCATTACGTCAATAGGATTACCTGTACCCTGCGGAATACTACGACTAGTAAATGTTAATCCATCTTGGAATACCGCAGTCAGTGAAGTCCAGTCTACGAAGTTATCAGTGCTTTGAATTTCTAATGCAGGGTTGAATAATGTACCTAACTGTTCGATCAACTCTAATTTTTGTTGATAGTTAGTAGTCCAAAAGTCTACTGTAATACGCAATGTATAGGGAACTGGCATCAATCGTTCAATTGTAAATGCTTGTCCTTGTGTAGTTTCGTAACTTTGAGATTCGGCACTATATGCACGTTGACGTACATTGATTTTGTCAACGAAGGTAGGTTCTTGTGTTCTCTTTTGATCGTATTCAAGGCCACTAATATAATAAGTGATCAGTGGCGCACTTGGCAAATTACTCGCACTATTGTTTGCTAAAATAGTTGAAGCCTGTCTACTACTGTCACCATACATAATAGGCACACGTAGCAGAATAGGATTACCATTTGGATCCTTGCCTTTGGTAACATACCAGTTGCTAAAAATTTTAGCAAACTGAATCAAGAATCGTCTAATTTGGTTATCGTAAAAGTATTGTGCCATTGTAACTCTTTATGCTTCGGGAGGTAAAACATCAGGTGTAGGCTGCAATACACTTGACAATGGTTGAGCCTGCGGAACGAGTTCCTCACTGTTATTTAGATAGATTTCTGACTGGTCGTTAATAAATCCAGATAGTAATGATTGATCTGCGGCTGTAAATCCAGTGTCAGTTCTGACATTTTCACTGATACGTACCCACATAATACCGTCCCAACGATAAAGAATTTGTGGGTTATAGTCAATACGTAAGAAGTAATCACCTACTTGAGGATTTTGTGGGAAGGCAATGCCTGCACCACTTGGATATCCGTTTGGAGCAGTTCCATCGCCTGCAAGATATCCAGTAGTATAACCGAAACTTCTTGGGCTTGAGCGTGTAATATATTGGTATCCTGGATCACAGTCTGCACGATAATCCATATCAGGAGTAATTGTACCAGTGAACCCGGGTTGTGTTGGATCTTGATCGGCAGTTGCATATGTATTATCAGCAGTACCATATGGACCGGTGATTACACCTAAACTCTGTACTGATAATACTTTTGTACCCTCAACGGCGCCTGATCCGCCTTCTGTTCTTTCGGGCGCTTCTTCTGCTACTTGTAAACTTGCCTGCACGAACTTATCAATCTTGTCGGTAAAGTCCATATCGGCAGTCATATCCCAAATGCTCTTTAATGCTTCTTTAGAAACTTTAATTCCTACACTAGGATTCTTATATTGCGGATTGCGCATGAACACAATTGTACCTTGGATAGGAACTTCAGTACCTGTGTTACTTGATGTAATGATACTTACAGGGGGTGCGGGCTGATTTAGTTTGCCTGATGGTACTCCATTGGCTTCTAATGCACCATATGTGGGAACAATATAAAGTTTACTTGTGTCATAACCTGATTTAGGTACAAGTCTAGCAGCCTCTTCAAGTTGTGCATTATTGATTGCAATGTTTTTCTTGTATGTAGAAAGAATATCTGCCAATCCAGCATCAGGAACAAGTTCCCAATATGTAGCATTAGGAGGATAGATTCCTGCAGGCACTTCAATGATAGATTTGTAAATCTTATCACCGAAGTTAATTGTATATCCAGGCGGATATGTTTTATCTTTGTCCCAGTTACCTAAATAATTATCTTGATTGATTGGTTCTTTGAGAATGTCATCAAACTCTTGACTGTTGACAAGAGGTTCACATTTAATACGCCATAGATGAGGATACCAAGTTTGACTAAAACCCTCTGACGCATAGTTGGCATCAGTGATTTGCATGAAACGTTTTAACGCAACTGGAATCTTTTCGTCTAACGGATTATAATCTAGTAAGTGAGGTAACTCAAGTACGTCACCCACCATTAATTTACGGCCAATAATATCAATCATGTCATTGTAATGCACTGTAACGAAAATGATATCGTTGTTTAAGAACAATCCAAACTGACTTAAATCAAAGTCTAGGTTTTGTACATTATAATGCCCACGCAATCTATAAATGTTTTTATCATAGATTCTGTCTCTGTTTTCTAAGAACAATAAATCTTGAATGTTGGTTGGTTGCAAAATATCATATTGAGGCTGAGTAGGGTCAACTGATGGAAAATTGCTATTTGGACCCAAATACTTGTGAATATATAGATCGGTTCCGCCAACCGTCAACTGTTCCGATATGGTTCTATCCATAAATCGGTAGTCATTTTGCTTATTTGGGCGATAGAGTGATAACTTTGGCATATAAGTATTTATCGGAAAAGGCTTGACATTATTTCAGCCTTAGTGTATACTGCATAAGTATTGTGAAATTACGGAGATATCAATGGCTCGCATGACCCGCATTGCAAAGCAAAAAACCAAAGCCCACGCAGCCTCAGGTGTTGCTGGGATTGTAAAGGATTTGCACCCCAGGGATCCTGACTTTCAGTATTACGGACCCGAACCACATTTTACATCAGAAAAAACCATTTCTCTGACTGAAGCATTCAACTGGTACTCCAAATTCTATGGGAGTAAAGAGGCTAAAGACTTTTTAGTAGCCTACCTTGAACATAATAACAAAAAGGATATTGCAAAAATTGTTAGTCGGGCACCCGAACTTAACATTATGACCTCATTGGGCTGGCTTGCCCGAATGAGTTTGCGTGGACTTAAACTAGATGAGCGTCAGCAGGCTCGCCTGCAAGTGCAAATTGATAGTCTAGTAGAAGCCGTAAAATCGGCAGACAAAGCGGCTAAAAAGAAAGCCGCTACTGAGAAGCCTGTAGCCGAGCGCAGGAACATTCAGGAAGTGATGCGTGAACGTGCTAGTCAGGCGGCTGCCGAACTAGATGCATTCTTTGATGACTATCACCGTAACGGTTATCCTAAAGACTTTGACACTAAGAACAAAGTTATGTCAGAGTTTCAGGAACGAAACGTATTGCCACAGCATGTAGCACCTCATATTAACAATTGGGAAAAGATTCGTGCTGAATATGTTGAGTTGCAGGCAGGCAAGTGTGACCAATTGAATGAAGCATATAGTTTCATGAGCAAGACTCAGGTCAAGAATGTTATCAAGTTCATTGATAGCATCATCGCTGACCTCAACGGATATATCTCTGTCAAGCAGGTTGCTAAGAAGCCCCGCGCACGTAAGGCTGTACCTGTCGAGAAAATTGTTAGTAAACTCAAGTACTGCAAGGCGTTCAAGGACGATGCACAAAAGATTGATATTGTCAGTCTACATCCTAGCAAGTTGCATAATTCAACAGAGGCGTGGGTCTACGATACTAAAAAGCGTAAGATGCATCACTATATTGCAGATGAATATAGCAAGTGCCTAGTTGTAAAGGGCAACACTCTCATTGGCTTTGATAAAAAGCAAAGTGGTATGAAAACATTGCGTAAGCCTGCAGAACAACTAAAGGCTCTTACGGGTAGCAAGCCGGCCGCACGTAAGTATTTCAAGGATATCAAGGCAGTCGAAGCAGTACCTAACGGACGCTTCAATGTAGACATGGTAATCCTCAAGGCATTTTAAGGAATAGAATATGAAAGAAAAGATTTTACTTGTTGCAGGTGGAAGTGATCCGGCTGGGTCTGAAATTGATGGCACTATGGATAGTGCCTATAACAGACAGCATGCTTTTGGAAATCAATTAGCATTACGTATGGACCGTAGGCCCATCAACATCGCAATGCGAGGCGCATCTAATGGCGCAATTACACGAAGTGTCCTAGAATGGTTCGATAAGTTCTATGACCCAGCAACACAAGATGTATTTGTTTTGATTGGATGGGCCAATAGTTCACGTATGGAAGCACCTTTCCATAGACCAACTTGGTATAATGAACAGAACGAATTTGCTGATTGGACTTCAGAAACTACAAACGATTATTTGCAGATTCAACATGGTAATCGTCCGGGCAATTCCGATGAACGTGATATCTATGAGACTTATACCGATTTCATTATTAAGAATGAAATCTTCCTAGAAGTTTTGAGTGCCACGTATGCATTACAACTGCAATACTTTTTTAAACATAATACTGTTCCATACTTGATGGTTAACACTCTTTATCAGTTTACTAAGTCTAACCATCACATTCAGTTTTATCTAAATCAAATTGATGGCAAACGTTATCTAAATTTTGATGATCCTGAAGAACCATTCTATTACAAGTATGCTTCATTAGGATACAAAAATTTGAAGGCTCAGTATTATCATCACAGTGAAGAACCGCATTGGCGTTATGCCGATTTACTACGTGATTATATTCACGAAAACAACCTAGAGGATCCATATGTCTAATAAAATTGATTTAAATAAGTACTCTGATTTCGTTCTCACTGTGTGCAGTGATCCTAGCAAGGATCTAAATGCACTCATCGAACGTCTTAAGGAACTTGATGCTAACACCAATGTCAATCTTGCATTGCTTATGACTGCAAGCACCGGACTTGGCAGTGAAGGCGGCGAGTTTCAGGAAATCGTCAAGAAGATTTTCTTTCAGGGCAAGCCCCTCAATGAAGAAAATATCTTTCACATGAAGCGTGAACTAGGTGACATTGCATGGTACTGGGCTAATGCTTGTAATGCGCTTGGACTTGATCCTAATGAAGTGCTTGCTGAAAACGTAAGCAAACTTGAAGCACGTTATCCCGGTGGCACGTTTGATGCACACTACTCAGAAAATCGTCAAATCAACGACATTTAATTGGTAAGCCCATAGTCTATTCCTGATAAATACTTCAAACAGGAATAGACTATGGCTACTAACATTTTATCCACCCCTACTAATTATAACTTAGAAGAACTTAAACAGGGTCTTTTTGAGAACCTAAGATTGCGTTTGGGTGGAGACATTATCGATTTAGAACTTGATCCTCAACATTATGAGGCTGCGTACAACTATGCTATCAAGGTCTATCGCCAACGTGCTGAAAATGCAGTACAAGAATCATACACTCTATTAACTGTAGAAAAGAACGTTGATACATATACTCTACCTAGTGAGTTCATCAACGTAAGATCATTGTTTAGACGTACAGTTGGTCTTGAAACAGGACCTAGTTCAACAAGTTTTGATCCATTCAGTAGTGCTATTCTAAACACATATCTATTGAACTATAATTATACCGGCGGTCTTGCAACATATGACTTCTATGCAGGTTATGTTGAATTGACTGCACGTATGTTTGGTGGTTATCTAACATATACATTTGATCCAGTAACCAAAGTACTACGTATCACACGTGACTTCAAGGGTTCAGGTGAACGCATTCTAATTTGGGCAGACATTCAAAGACCAGAAGCAGTATTGATTCAAGATCCGGGTGCTGGTGTTTGGATTGGTGACTTCATTCTTGCTATTCTCAAAGGTATCATCGGTGAAGCACGTGAGAAATTTGGTACTATCGCAGGGCCAGGTGGTGGAACAAGTTTGAACGGTGCGGCAATGAAGGCTGAATCTAAAGAAGCCCAAGCACAGTTACTAGACCAACTTAAGAACTATGTTGACTACTCACAGCCACTAACTTGGGTACAAGGTTAAAATAATACTTGACAACTCCCCGATAAACTAGTATAGTATAGTTTATTAAGGGAGATTCTATGATCATAGGTATTACCGGATTGATCGGCTCAGGAAAAGACACTGCCGCTGACTATCTTTGCACGTTTCACGGCTTTAAAAGAATGAGTTTTGCAGGTGCATTGAAGGATGCAGTTGCAGTCATCTTCAATTGGGACCGTGACATGCTTGAAGGGTCAACTAAGGCCAGCCGTGAATGGCGAGAGCAAGTTGATACTTGGTGGGCAGAACGTTTAGGTATCCCTCATTTAACTCCACGATGGGTTCTACAGCAATGGGGAACAGACGTTGCACGAAAGAATTTTCACAACGACATTTGGGTTGCTAGTGTAGAGAATAGACTACTCAATATCAAGGACGATATCGTAATCACTGACTGCCGATTCAGTAATGAATTGACTGCTATTAAAAACGCAGGCGGTATTACGATAAGGACTCACCGGGGAGAAGAACCTAAATGGTTATCTACCGCAGTTTCGTTCAATAATTCTCTTAATTCCATAGTCAAAAAGAATCTTAGGAAAGTTTTAGAAGAGGAATACAAAGTACACGCTAGCGAATATAGCAGTGTAGGTCTAGAGTATGATTATGATCTAGACAATAACTCTACTATTGATCATTTACATAAGCAAATCGAATCAATAATCAACCGTTAAGTCACCGCGCTTCCATGTTACTTCTTTGCGTTTGACTACCTCAACACAGTTAAGACATATAGTTCTTAAATTGTTAAATGCTATGTTAGTTAAGTCCCCGTCAATATGAAATACCATCATTTGACTGGGATATAAACTTTTAAAGCCGCACAAATCACAGTGCGGTTTTTTCTTATATCCTGCCTTTTCCCAGTTAGAAATTTTAGGTTTCTTCTTGGCTTTTTTCCTACCACAATCATCACATATACTTCGGTAATGGGTCACGCCATCTCTTTTGTAATTGATAGCACAATAGTTCTTATTGCATGTTTTACAGATGGGTCTTTTCAGTGGCATACTGATATTTATAAAACACCTTCGAAGGTTCGGTAAACCACACTTTTTTGAAATTTATTATAAATAAAGATACAACTTAGGTGGTAAACCTCAAAATATTACATAAAGGAAAAACAAACATGGCACTAGTATCTCCAGGCGTAGAAGTAACAGTTATTGACGAAGCACAATATCTTCCAGCGCCCACAAACTCAATTCCGTTTATTCTGCTTGCGACAGCACAGAATAAGGCTGATCCTACTTCAACAAGAGTGGCAGCAGGTACAACAGCCGCTAATGCAGGTAAACTCTACAGAGTTACTAGCCAGCGTGACCTTGTAACACTATATGGTAATCCGTTCTTCTATACAACAAGCAATGGCACACCAATTCAGGGTTACGAATTAAACGAATATGGCTTGTTAGCGGCATACTCAGCATTAGGTGTTACAAACACTGTTTATACATTACGTGCTGATATTGACCTCGCAAGTCTAGTAGGTCAGACAGGTCGTCCAACAGGTAACCCAGCAGATGGTACTTACTGGTTAGACACTACTGCAACAACATGGGGTATCTATGAATTTGACTCAACAACAGGTCAGTTCACACTACAAACTCCATATGTTATCAGTGACAGTTCATTAATTTCAGGTGGTGCTCCACTAGATAGCATTGGTCAGATTGGCGATTACGCAGTAATTGCTATCCCAACATATGACTATCCAAGCGCATCAACAGCAAAGCAGTTCTTCTTCAAGACCCCATCAAATCAGTGGGCAGCATTAGGTGAAGAAGATTGGTTAGGAGCATGGCCTTGCGTTCAGGGTACTGAATCTAGCCCATCACTAACACCAGCAGATGTTATCACAATTAATATCAGCGGCGGCGGTTCAGTTTCAGTTCCAGTACAATCATCACCAAACAACTTAGTATCAGTTCTAGCAGCCGATATTAACGCATTAGGTTATGCATATTTGTCAGCATCAGTAAGCGGTGGAAAACTACAGATTTTCTCAAAGCAAACAGGTGGTCAAACTTCAGTTGAACCTAAGTATTTGACAATCAGTGGTACTGGTACAGTACTTGCTGATTTGGGTATCACAGCCGGTACATATAATCAGTTAGGCTTGTCACTAGGTACATCAAGTCAGCAGCCTCTATGGCAGACAAGTCAGACAAACCCAAGACCAACAGGTTCTGCATGGATCAAGATTGGTTCAGCCGGTAACGGTTTCGTACCAGTAATCTCAGTATGGGATGACTTGAATGCAGTTTGGGTTCCAAAGACAGTAAGCAATGCAACCAGTGACTGGTCAGCAATTGGTTCACTAGATTCAACAGGTGGCAAGGCTATCCCTGCAGGAACAATCTATGCACAGTACAAGTTTAATAACGTATACAGTGCAGGCCCAATCTATTATTGGGAGCGTTCAGTTGCAGGGCCTACTGTAATTACAGGTAGTAACACTACTCCTAACTTTACTTCAGGTCCATACACATTCACTGCACAAGTCTCACTTCCAGGTAGTTCATCACTAAGTTCTGTTTACACAGTAACATTAGCAGACAACACAGATGCAACAGACTTTGTAACAGCATGGTCAGCAGCCGGTATTCCATTCACAACAGCAGTTGTGCTTGACAGCGGCGCACTACAGTTAACACACACTGAAGGTGGTGTAATTGTACTAAATGATTACAGTTCAACAACTGGTATCAGTAATGGTGTATTAGCAGAAGCAGGCTTCATTGCTAATTCAACAACAGGTGTTAAGTATGGTCCATATGTAGTAACTTCATTCAGCCCACTACAAACATCAACAACTGGTGTAGGTACAGGTCTACGTTTGAATGTTTCAACTTCATACGGTGTATATAACGTAGATCCTGACACATTCTCAAGTTCAGGTTCAGGCTACGCTGTAGGTGACGAAGTTGTAGTTTCAGGCACTAGTTTTGGTGGTACAAGCCCAGCAAACGACTTGACAGTTATAGTTGTATCAGTCGGCGGTGGCGGTGCAGTATCATCAGTAACATTAGTAGATGGTGTTGCTCCAGAAACATATTCTGCACAGTTGTCAAACTGGGTAGAGTTTGAAATGACTGCTAACGAAGGCGCACCAGTAGCGGCTCCTGCAAATAACACTAACTGGTTCTATTCAGTAGTTGACCAAGTAGATATCATGGTAAATACTGCTAGCGGTTGGGCTGGTTATAAGAATACCAACTACGACTTCAACGGTTTCCCAATCATCACTGGTAGCAACGCAACTGATCCTAACGGACCAATCGTAAGTGCAAGTGAACCAACTCTACAGAGTGATGGTACTGCACTAGTTTACGGTGACTTGTGGATCGATACAAGTGACTTAGAAAACTATCCATTAATCAATCGTTGGCAGTTAGTTGACGGCACTGCTAAGTGGGTACGTATCGACAACACTAACGGTACTGATCCAAATGGCATTATCTTCCAAGATGCACGTTGGGCAACTAACGGCACAACAAACCCAGCAGACGATCCTATCCCAACAATTGTAAGTCTATTGACAAGCAACTATTTGGATCTAGATGCTCCAAGCAATACACTATATCCAGTAGGTATGTTGTTATTCAACACACGCCGTTCAGGATATAACGTTAAGCAGTATCGTGTAAACTACTTCAACAATGACAGATTCCCAGATGAAACTCTTCCAAATCAGAAGGATGCATGGGTATCTTCAAGTGGTCTACAATCAAACGGTGCTCCTTACATGGGTCGTAAGGCTCAGAGAGCAATGGTTGTTCAGGCAATGAGAGCCGCAATTGACACTAACACTGCAATTCGTGATGAAGATAACTTCTTCAACTTGATGGCTACACCTAACTATCCAGAACTACAGCCTAACATGGTTGTATTGAATGCTGATCGTGGTGAGACAGGATTCATTATCGGTGATACACCACTACGTCTCCCTGACGATGCAACTGCAATTCAGGCATGGGCAACTAATGCCGCAGGTGCTACATCAACAGGTGAAGATGGTCTAGTAACACGTAGCACTTATATGGGTCTATTCTACCCAAGCGGTATTGCACCAGACTTGTCAGGTAACTTAGTTGCTGTTCCAGCATCACACATGATGATCAGAACATTCCTAAGAAATGACACTGTTGCTTATCCTTGGTTAGCACCAGCAGGTACTCGTCGTGGTATCATTGACAACGCAACTAACATTGGTTACGTTGATGCAGAAACAGGTGAATTCATCACAATTAAGACACGTATCGGTATCCGTGACGTATTGTATACTAATCAGATTAACCCAATGGTGTTCTTCACTGGTAACGGATTGCTCAACTACGGTAACAAGTCAAGTTTCAACTCATTGTCTGCACTTGACAGAATTAACGTAGCACGTTTGATTGCTTATATCCGTCGACAGTTGACAATCGCAGCTAGACCGTTCGTATTCGAACCAAATGATGCATACACAAGACAGCAGATTAGTGGTGTTGTTGAAACATTGCTAGTTGACTTGGTTGCAAAACGAGGCGTCTATGACTACTTGGTTGTATGTGATGACAGCAACAACACACCTGCTAGAATTGATAGAAATGAACTATGGATTGACGTTGCAATCGAACCTGTTAAGGCAATCGAATTCATCTATGTCCCAGTACGTATCTTCAACACTGGTGAGTTGGGCGGAGCGTAATGAAAATATGAGTATCCCGAAAGGGATACTCATTTAAAAAGATAAATACATATAACAGGAGAATTTAAATGGCAACAGCCTCACAATCATTGTTTAACATGACCGTAGCATCTGATAATGCTGGGGGCAACCAAGGTCTGTTAATGCCTAAGTTACAATTCCGTTTCAGAGTTAACTTTCTGAATTTCGGTGTTGACGCTACAGGTGGATTAAGCCTCACTAAGCAGGTTATCGATTGCTCAAGACCAAACTTATCATTTGCAGAAATTCCATTGCAAGTGTATAACTCAACACTCAAGATTGCTGGTAAGCATACTTGGGCAGATATGACAGTTAACATTCGTGACGATGCATCAGGCAGCGTTTCTAAGGCTGTTGGTCAGCAATTACAGAAGCAAATGGACTTCGTTGAGCAGGCATCTGCGGCAACAGGTCAAGACTATAAGTTCCAAACAAACATTGAAATTCTAGACGGTGGTAACGGCACTCTTGCTCCTACTGTTCTTGAAACATGGGAACTATACGGTTGCTTCTTGAAGTCAGCAAACTATAACGCATTGAACTACGGTACATCAGAAGCAGTAACTATTGCATTGACTATTGCATACGATAACGCAATTCAGTCACCACTATCAAGCGGTGTTGGTGCAAGCGTAGGTCGTGCATTCTCTGGCTCTACAGGTATCGCTACAGGTATCGGTGGTCAGACTTAATAGTTAAAGGTTCTGAGGTCACATGGCTGGCTTTGTACAGAATCTATTACAGGACGCTGCCGGAGCATTCTTCGGCAGCGATTACCTAAGGGATTATACCCACGCTTCAAAAACGTTTAGGACAAATAATTATCAAAACGCTCCTAAACTAAAATTCCTATATCATACTTACTTTGAAATTAACCCTGACGCCTTTGTTGGATTCAACAGCAGAGGTGTTGGGCCTGTTAATGCTGGTACTAATTTTGGTTTACTAGTAAAGGAAATTAAACTTCCTACATATTCTTTTAACACTGTTCAATTAAATCAATACAATCGTAAAAGAATCATTCAAACTAAAATTAAGTATGATCCAATTGATGTTACCTTTCATGATGACAATGGTGATCAAGTAAATCAATTATGGGAAGCATATTACACTTACTACTATAACGATGGTATAAAGCCAAACGTTCAGTTTGGTGGATCACGTGGTGCTGCCGGTCAAGGCCCTAACTATTATAATGATCGTAACATCTATAATACTTCAATAACCGGTGACGATGATTGGGGTTATAATGTTCAGGCGCCGGGTGGTGGCGATGTAAAGATTCCTTTCTTTAAAAACATCACAATCTTTGGATTCAATCAACATAACTTTACTGCATATACGTTAATTAATCCTATCATTACTAGTTTTTCACATGATACCTATAACTATAGTGAAGGTAATGGTACTATGAGCAACAGAATGTCTTTTGACTATGAAACTGTTGTTTATAATTATGGTGCTGTTGATGGTCGTGATCCAGGTAATATTGTAACAGGCTTCGGCGATCAAGCAACTTATGACAGAAACGAAAGTCCAATTAGTAAGCCAGGCGCCAATGGTACAATTCTTGGTCAAGGTGGACTTGTTGATGCAGCCGGCGGCACATTAGATGCATTACAACGAGGTGATTTGTTGGGCGCAATTAAAACTGCAGGTACAGCATATAATACATTTAAGAATACGAATATCAAACAAGTAGCCGCAGCCGAATTAACTGGAATGCTACGAAATGCTATTACTAACACACCTAATACACGTAATACATTGTTTGATTTCCCTTCAGCAGGTGGAACACCTGGTCCATTAGGAACAGCAGGTGCTCCGCCTATCAATACACAAAACTTAGGCAATGGTTCAGGACAACCAGTAATTACTGGCGAGCCTCTTGCTGGACAACAATTCAATGGTGCTGATTTAACTTCTGGACCACGTGTTGATCCGGGCGGCTAATTTCATTCTCTTTTTGGTTGCATAAATAGTATTATGGCAACTATATCAAATCGTAACTCATTAGATCAAACAGTAAGAATTTTTGACAATTTCTATAACACGAAACTTGTCGTCAACGCCGCTGACTTTGATGTAGTGTATTCTTATTTCAAAGGCACATCTAACAATACAAAGATTGCCGCTAACTTTACTGCATTATTGTTTAGAATTGCGCAAGAAAGCGGAGTCAATGTAATTGAATTGTTAGAAATTATTAAGGGTCAACCTAATAAACTTCAAATGAATAAAGTCATTTGTTACTATCTTAATAGTTTCAAAAGCAAAGCATCACTATATGGTGTCGGTAATATTCCTAAGCCAAATGAGTCAGTACAAAGAAACGTAGTGTTATGATATGGCTAAGTGGGCACAAGGTATCTACACCCCTAAGAATCCTCAGAAATACATAGGCAAACATAAGCCTAAATATAGGTCAGGATGGGAATTAACATTCATGACCTTTTGCGATTCAAATGATAATGTCTTATATTGGGCTAGTGAAGCAATGACTATTCCATATAAACATCCACTAACAGGAAAACCCACTAACTATATCCCCGACTTTTTTGTAGTTTATGAAAATAAGCGTGGGCAAAAGATTGCAGAAGTAGTAGAGATTAAGCCAAAAAAACAAAGTTTAATTGAAAGCAAAGTTGCTAGTGCTAAAGATAGAATGATTGTAGCAATCAATCATGCTAAGTGGGCTTCTGCAATGGCATATTGCAAGAGTCAAGGATTTGCGTTTAGAGTCATTACAGAAGATGACCTTTTCTACAATGGAAGAAAAGGGAAATAAATACTTCACGATGACTAAGAAACTTGAAGAACTATTTGATATGGCAACTAATGAATCTCCCAACGGAGATATTACTGATCCGTTGCCCGAACAGACCGCAGAAGTAACTGAAACTGCACTTGAAAATTTAGATAAGATTGAGCAAGCATTACCGCAAGTTAGAGGCTTAGAAGCAGCCGATAATGAAATGGATGAACTTGCATCTCTTGCAACATCAAGTTATAAAGATTTGATGGATTTGGGTATGCAAGTAGATAGTAGATTTAGTAGTGAAATATTCGGTGTAGCAAGTAGCCTATTAGGGCATGCTATTACTGCTAAGACTGCTAAATTAAATAAGAAATTAAAGATGATTGATCTTCAATTAAAGAAGGCTCAACTAGATCAGAAACTTCTTAGTAAGACTGAACAGGTAGAAAATACCCCGCTAGGCGAAGGCCAAGCATTAGATCGCAATGAGTTGCTAAAGGCCCTCATCGCAAAATCTGAGAATAAATGATAAATATGAGATACGGGAATTGAATATGAAAAGCCTAAAACAATACATTGTTGAAAGTGTGCATACTTATAATTGCACTATTAAAATCGCCGGCGAGGTCGATAAGAACTTCCTAGACCTATTTGTCTACAATCTTAAGAAGTTTGATCCTATCGAAATCTCATCACCAACAACTACGCCTATTCAGAAGGATCCATATGGATTTCCTAATCTAGCGAATATGCCAGTTACTATCATTAAGGGCAAGTTCCGTTATCCTGCTACAGAGCCAATGATTCAACAAATGGCACAGTTGCTAGGTTATAACGTTGATTATGTTCGTTTAG